ATCGAGATCCTGACCGCCCCCAACAAGGCGGCCAAGATCATCGGCGAAGCGAAGAAGGGCGACTGGACCAGCCAGACGCTGATGTTCCCGGTGGTCGAATACACCGGTGAGGTGTCGACCTACGGCGACTACGCCGAGAACGGCTCGGCCGGCGTGAACCAGACCTTCCCGCAGCGCCAGCCGTACCACTACCAGACGATCACCCAGTGGGGCGAAAAGCAGCTGGAAGTGGCGGGCCTCGCGAAGATCGACTACGCCGCCCGCGTCAACCAGGCCAGCGCCAACGTGCTGAACAAGTTCCAGAACGACACCTACTTCTACGGTGTCGCTGGCCTCCAGTGCTACGGCCTGCTCAACGACCCCGCGCTGTCGGCGGCGATCGCCCCGGGCAACAAGGCGTTCAACGCGAACGCCTCGGGCCCGTGGATCACCAACGGCGCCGTGACGGCGACGGCGGCCGAGGTCTACTCGGACATCCAGTCGCTGTACAGCCAGCTCGTCTCGCAGACGAACAACCTGATCGACGCGGAAGCGTCGATGGTGCTGGCCATGTCGCCGGCGGCGTCCGTCGCGCTGCTGTCGACGAACCAGTACAACGTCAATGTCACCGACCAGCTCAAGAAGAACTTCCCGAACCTGCGCATCGAGACCGCGCCGCAGTACGCGACCAGCGGCGGCAACCTCGTGCAGCTCATCGTGGAGTCGATCGAGGGCCAGGAAGTCGCCGAGTGCGTCTACACCGAGAAGATGCGCGCCCACGCGATCATCCGCGGCCACTCGAACTTCAGCCAGAAGAAGTCGCAGGGCACCGTCGGCTCGGTGATCTACCGGCCGATGGGCGTCGCCCAACTGCTGGGCGTCTGACGCCACGCCGGCGCCGGGCCACCGACGCCGCGTCTCCCGCGCCAGCGCCTCGCGGTGCTGGCGCACCCCTTTCCCTTCCTCTGTACCTCGTCCCGAGTGGTTCGGGCCGAGCACCTACTACATCCGCTAGGAGCATCGAACATGGCTGCAAACGACAACACCAAGACCGGCACCCCCAAGGGCGACGGCAACCCCGACCAGGCCGGTGGCCGCGCCGAGCGCGCAGGCGCCAACGCCACCGCGGGCCGCAACGAGTCGAACAGCACCGAGACCGTCACCATCGGCTGCAAGCTGCCGCACGGCCTCATCCTCGACCTGACCATCCCCGGCCAGACGCCGCGCCGCGTGCGCATCCGCGGCCGCAACGCGGCGCGCGTGATCGGCGGCTACGGCATGACCCCGGGCGTGCCGAAGGCGTTCTGGGAAGAGTGGCGCAAGAAGAACGCCGCCCTGGCGTTCGTCAAGAACGACCTGATCTTCGCCGAGGCTGATCGCGCGTCGGCGGTCGACCACGCCAAGGACAACGAGAGGCTCACGACGGGCCTCGAAGCCATCGACCCGAACAACCCGGGCAAGGGCATCCAGAAGGCCGACGACACGCCGGCGGGCGCCGACTCGACGGGCGACGTCGACTTCGACGACGAGGTCTGAGCATGGCCGCCGTCGTCCTCGACCTCGGCGCCTTCCGGGCCACCTACCCGGAGCTGGAGACGCTGACGGACGAGCAGATCCTGGTCGACTGGACGATGGCGACCGGGCTGTGCGACAACACCGACGCCAGCCCGATCGCGGACGAGGACTACCGCAAGGTCTGCCTCAACGCGCTCGCCGCGCACTTCGCCATCCTCAACGGCCAGAACGCCCAGGGCGCAGCGCGCTCGGGCCTGGTCGGCCGCATCTCCAGCGCCGGCCAGGGCAGCGTGAACGTGTCGGTCGACATGCCCTCGAACCCGAACGCCGCCTGGTACATGCAGACGCAGTACGGCGCGACCTTCTGGCAGCTCACGACGCAGTTCCGCATGGCGCTCTACGTGCCCGGCCCGCGGCGCAACATGGATCCGTTCCGGCCGTGGTAGTCAAGGTCATCTCAGGCGGCAAGAAACTCCAGGCCGCGCTGAAGCGCATCGCCAAGAAGGCGAACAAAGCCGCCCAGGTGAACGTGGGCTTCCTCGGCCACAAGGGCGACGGCAACGACACCGGCGACAACCCGGCCGTCTATCCGGACGGCACGCCGGTGGCCATGGTCGCCGCGATCATGGAGTACGGCGCGCCGAGCGTCGGCGTCCCGCCGCGTTCCTTCTTCCGCACGATGGTTCAGAAGAAGCAGGGCAAATGGGGCGAGGCCCTGGGCCGCAATCTCGTCGCCCAGGACTTCGACTCCGAGAAGGCGATGCGCGCGATGGGCGAGGGCATCCAGGGCCAGCTCCGCGACTCGATCAGCGAACTGGACGCGCCTGCGCTGTCGCCCGTGACGCTGATGCTGCGCAAGCTCTACCCAGTCAGCGGCCCGGGCGTGCAACTCGCGCGCGAGGTCGTCGAAGCCCGAATGCTCGTCGAGCTGGGCGAGGACTACTCGGGCGTCTCCACCAAGCCTCTGATCTGGACGGGCCACCTCCAGCAGAGCGCCGACTACGAGGTCATCAGCTCATGAACCTGAACGCCATCGCCGCCGGCGCCGTCGCGGTCGTCAACCCGCCCGTGATCGCGCAGTACCGCCAGTCGACGGGCTTCACGACCGACGACGACGGCACGCAGATCCCGACCTACGCCGACCCCGACGAGCCAACCGTCCAGGTGCAGCCGATGTCGTACCGGGACCTGCAACAGGTGCAGGGCCTGAACCTCAACGGCCAGAAGCGCGCGATCTACGTCAACGGCAACTGGCGCGGCGTGTCGCGCGCCAGCCAGCAGGGCGGCGACCTGATCACGATGCCCGACGGCACCGTCTGGATGGTCGTCCAGGAACTCGAAGACTGGTTCTCCACCGCGGGCTGGTCCAAGGTCGCCGTCACGCTCCAGAACAACGCATGACCGCACCGACCCTCTCCCTCACGCAGAAGCAGACGCTCGCCGCGGTGCGCGCGTTCGTCCTCGCCGCCATAGGCAGCGACGGAACGACGGTCCCCGCCGTCAAGGGCCAGATCAACCGCGTCCCGTCGCCAGGCACCGACGACTACGTCGTCATGACGCCGAACGGCCGCGGCGACATCGCCACACCGGCGACAACCTACCACGACGGCACGTTCGACCAGGTGGCGGGCCCCGGCCTGCGCGCCGACCAGGCGTCCGACGAGGTGCACGTGCAGCTCGACTTCCACGGCCCGGGCAGCTACGACCTGTCGACGATGGTGCACACGCTCGTGCGCACCTCATTCGCGACCGACGCGTTCGCCGCCAGCGGCTTCGACGTCACGCCGCTGTTCGCGACCGAGCCGCACCAGCAGCCGTTCGTCAACGAGAACCAGCAGGTCGAGACGTGCTGGGTCTTCGATCTGCACCTCCAGTGCAACCCGGTCGTGACCAACGGCCAGGACTTCTTCGACACCGTGACCGTCGGCCTCATCGAGGCCGACAGCCCGAGCCCGTCCAACTGAATCCGCCGCTGGCGCTGGCCAGCGATCCCGTGAAGAGGCCCGCCGCGCGCGGGCCTTTTCGTTCCCGCTCGCCCGAGACCTCGGCGGCGCCGCTTACTCCCTCATCCCAACCAAGCCATGACGAAATCCATTCCCGCAGACTACTTCTCGAAGGTGACGCCCGGCGTCGTGAGCGCGGGCGGCAATTCGCTCGACCTGCTCGGCCTGGCGCTGTCCCCGTCGACGCGCGTGCCCGTGGGCTCGGTCTACTCGTTCCCGTCGCAGGAGGCCGTCGCCGCATTCTTCGGTGACTCGTCCGACGAGGCCCTGTTCGCGACGAAGTATTTCCTCGGCTTCGACAACTCGGACCAGAAGCCCGCGGCGATCCTGTTCGCGCAGTACAACACCGCGGCCGTGGCTGCCTACCTGCGCGGTGCCAACGTGTCGGGCCTGACCCTGACGCAGCTCAAGGCGCTGGCGGGCGTGCTGACCGTGACCGTCGACGGTGTCGCGCACACGTCGAGCGCGATCGACCTGACGGCCGCGACCAGCTTCAGCAACGCCGCCACGATCATCCTGGCCGCCTTCACCACGCCGGGCTTCGCGATCGCCTACGACAGCGTCTCCGGCGCCTTCGTGATCACCAGCGGCACCACGGGCGCCGCGTCGACGATGTCGTTCGGCTCGGGCTCGATCGCGCACGGCCTGAGCCTGCTGTCCAGCGATGGCGCGACGACGTCGCAGGGCGCGAACGCGGCGGTGCCCGCCGCCTTCATGAACGCGATCACCGCGGTCACGCAGAACTGGGTGTCCTTCGGCATGACGTTCGACCCGGACGGCGGCAGCGGCAACACCGTGAAGCTGGAGTTCGCCGCCTGGACGGCCGGCAAGAACGACCGCTACGCCTACATCGCATGGGACCCGGATCTGGCGCCGCAGGCTTCGCCCACGGCCGGTTCCAGCATGGGCGCCTTCCTGGAAGCCGAGAACGCGTCCGGGATCACGTCGATCAGCAGCCAGTCATTCCTGACCACGGCCTTCATCATGGGCTCGATCGCGTCGCTGGACACCGAGGCCGAGGAAGGCCGCGCAACCTTCGCGTACCGCACCCAGCAGGGCCTGGCCGCCGAGGTGGCCGACGAGACCGCGGCGTCGAACCTGGAAGCCAACGGCTACAACTTCTACGGCGCGGTGGCCACGGCCAACGACGGCTTCAACTACTTCTGGCCCGGCAAGGTCTCGGGCCCGTTCGCCTGGCTCGACAGCTACATCGGCCAGATCAAGCTGGCCAACGACATGCAACTCGCCGGCATCACGCTGATGATGACGCTCAAGAGCCTGCCGTACAACGTTGACGGCGAGGGCTACGTGCGCGCCGCCTACGCCGATCCGATCGCGAGGGCCCTGACTTTCGGCACGATCCGCACCGGCATCGAGCTGTCGGCGCTGGAAATCGCCGCAGTCAACTCGAAGGCCGGCGCCAAGATCGACGACATCATCGTCGCCAAGGGCTACTACCTCCAGGTCAAGATGCCCAGCGC